AGGTTGATAGTTTTAGTTTTTCGTGCGGTGACATTGAACATGCGTTTATCTTTTCGCATATTCATTTTCTTACGATATGCCATTGTTATACCCTCTTTTGATAAGTTCAAGTTCGATTTCTTGTGTAAAGCTCTTTAAGTGCCAGATTTCGTCTAGCATCTTCTTTGCGGTTTCTATGTCCGCTATCTTGCGCAAGAGCTTATATTGCGCGTTAATTTCTTTGTATTTTTTTTCGAGAATGTTTCTCAGTTCGTCTTCGGTCTGGTCTCTGACGTTCCAACTTTTGTTTAAGGCCATGTCTATTACTCTTTCTCGTTCGCTGCGTCCTTCAGTGCGTGATAGATCTCATCGAGCTTCTCAAGAATGTTCATCATGAGTTTGATGGCTTCCTTGGCGTCCTTAATGCTGATAAGTGCTATGGTTTACACCCCCTTTCTGTATTTTGTGTTGCGGGTATCAAAGTGCACCCACGATTTATAGACGATGATGCCGCAAGAATTCGGTGCCAGCTTGTCAAGCTCTTTTGCTACCTCCTTCGGCGCCATGTCTTTTACGATGATATCAGCCGCCATGCCGCGCATGTGGAAGCTGTATTTTGCTCCGCCTACTTTTTTGTTATGCTCTGGTGTTCTGTAGCCGCTTGTTATAATAACTGGCTTTTTGATTGTTTCGCGTAGGATGTCTAGTAGGATTGCTAGATACTCATCTACAAAGACAATTGGTGACCCATCTTTACACGCGAATTCTTTTACTTTGAAGTGTTTTGTGATTTTGATTTCTGCTTGTTCGTCTAATATATACGCTTTAATTTCCATGGCTGTTTACCTCTTTTTTGTATTCTATCATATAATCGCCGAATTTTCAAGGGTTGCGTTAGCAACTTTTGGAATTTCGGCGGTTTCGCCGTTAGGCGTTTTCAACATTTTCCACATAGTTTTCAACTTTTCCACATTGTTAAACTTTAGCACAATAGAGCGTTTCAACAATTCAACAAGTTTTTAACATTTCTTTTAACAATAGTTTCTTTCATAAAGAAACGTTATTGCGTTATTTTTTAATGGTTTTCAACTTTTTAACTACCTCTACTACTACGGCTACAACAAGTTAATAAATATATGCGCGTGCGTGCGTGCGCGTTTACGCGCGCGTATGCGTGCGCATACCTTTGAGCGCTTTAGCGCGAACCGGTGTCCGCGCGATTTCAGCGCGGTCAGCGGCTGATCAGTCAGCCGCGACACCGTGCCAATAGGGGGTACGGGGGACGCGAGCGGAACGCGGCCCCCGTATTTCTTGATAATTTTAATCACTGAATAGGCTGATACATGGAGCCTTTAAACGGCTCTAGCCCAGTACCTTACTTGATAGGTACTGGGCTAGGTGACACCAAAATCTTATAAACCGCCCTTTTGGAGCTTTACAGACTTTTTGACAACTCTTTCTTTTGTCTTTAAATCCTCTGCGAAATCTGCATTTTTATACTTGAGTCGGTTTTGTTCGATTATTGCTTTCTGCCTGTTTCTTTTGATTCTCCATAATCGTTCTGGGTTTTCTGCTTCCATCATTTTTTCATAGTATCGCGGAATTTGTGCTTGTTTCCCGTTGGTGCACTGAATATATCCTTTTTTCCAGATTTCTTCTTTGTGTTCTTGGTAATAAGTATCGCCAAGTCCTGGCTTTAGGCTCATACATGCAAATGGTTTTTGCTGGCCTAGCTCGTAGTATTGATTAGCTTTTTTTCCGTCAATTTCGTACATTTTTTTTGTAACATAGCCTGCAACATATCTATAGGTCTGTGGTGTTGCTTGTGCTATCTGTATTTGACCCATTTTCCATAGATTGCACATCCATTCACTTGTGTAATATCCGTTATGCCTTATTTTATAGATTTGTTTTAGGTCTGTTGGTTTCCATCCATATAAAATCATATGGTAGTGCGGTCTTGCTGTCTGTTCTCCGTACTCTCCTGCACAGAAATAGCGTAGTTGGCCCTTGTAAGCCTTCCTGAGACGTTTTAAGAACTTTTGTATATCCGGATATAGCAATGTTTGTACGCTCTCTGGTGCCTTTTCTCCCGGCTTCCAGACGTATTGAACTTTACGCATGATTTCTCCTGTTTTAATTATCATTCCCGGTACATGGTCATCATCATAAGTTAGTGTGATAAACCACACTTCTTCTTTCGGCCATGCTCTGGCTTCTAGCTCTATTCGTGTTGTCCAGTCCTCTCTCTGTCGGATTCTGCATCCAATGCATTTCCCACATGGTATTAACATTACTTTTGGGTTGTACATCAAATCTTCATATTTCATCTGTTTCCCGGCTAACTCAGAAAAGCGGGCAAGTGACATCACTCGCCCGCTTATTTCTTTGTTTTCCGGGTTGTACAGTCTTATAAGTGGCTTGTAACAACTCATCTTAAATAGTCACCTGGCTTTTTCTTTTCGCCGTAATCTCCCGTTTTGTTTTGCGGTTTTGTAAATTCTTGCTTTCTGCCCTGTTTTGGCGTTGCTTTTTCGACTGCTTCTTCGGTTGCCTTGTCGGTTTTATCTCCGATTTCTGTTAGCGCTTTTTGCATTCCGTAAGGTGTCAAGTGCGTTTCGCTTAGCATTTGTTGCCAGCTTTGCGCCGCGTTGTACCAATCTGATGTGCTCCAACTGCTGCTACTGTATGCGTTTGGCACAAATCCTCCACTTCTGCTTACCCCTAATGCGCTACTACTTGCAAGCCCTATACTTGCACCGCTAATTGTCCCGGCGCTACCTCCGGGTGTGCTCGCGCCCCCGTTTGCGAATGCTAGTATAGGATTGATTCCTGCTTTTTTCATGTCTTCTACGGCTCTTTGATAGGCCGTGCTTGACATTCTTTCTTGCCATTCCCTGTTTTTCATGGCTTCGGTGCTGTTAAAATTCATTGCTGCCGTGTTTTCGATGTGGTTATAAATGCCTTGTGCAATTGCACTTAAGGTGTTATATCCCATTTGTTTTAACATGGAGCCGCTATTGAATTGACTTTGCCTTTCTGCTTCCCCTGCTTGGTATTGATATGCACCTTCCAGCCATTTTTGCACCTGCTCGATGTTCGTTCCTGCTTGGCTTCCGCTTTGTGAATGTCCTCCGCCTTGGCTTACGCTGCCGCCTTGGCTTTGTGAATTTCCTGTCTGTCCCCATCCGCCGAATGCTCCGCCTATGTTTTTTACTGCTCCTGCAATGCTTCCTATTGCGTTGGCTCCTGCGCCAACCATTGACATAATGGTTAATGGATCCATTTTAAAATAGCCCGGATTTCTCCGGGCTTCCTCCTTTCTTACAGCTTATACAGGCCCGGCACGCTATACAACGGCATCCGTCTTGTGGTTTTGTTTGCCACTCGCACGGCTCCGAAAAATTGCGGTTCGCTCTGCACGATTAGTGTTCTTGCAATCTCTTCTTTGCCCTCTGCCATCCATTCTTGACTGAGTGTTGGCACAGCGTTGTAGTTGTCGGCGTAGTGCCAGAAATCTAACGTCCCGTTTGCGTTGCTTCTCATGAGGCCAGATACTCGGTTTGGCTTCATGCGGTAGTCTGCCCATGCTTCCTGATAGCCGAATGTCTCTTCGTCAGTTGCTTCACCGGTTAGCATGATTTCTTTCTTCTTTACTGGCTGTTCGCCGAGATTTGCAAACTGTGGTACATAGTAGTCTAGCCTGTCGCGTCTGCTCCAGAATCGTTCCAATCCCTGCTGGTAACTGCGGTTGTGTCGTACACACGCAACACCGATTACAAACCCGTGCTCTTCAAAACTCTTTGTGAAGGAGCTTTCTCTGATAGGTGTTACGGATATTGCACCGGTTTCACCGATGGGTGTATCGTTTTCCGTCTGCTGGCCGCTGGTCTGTACAATCTGGTTTACGTTGACTTGGTATCTGCCGCCTCCCAGATATTCCGGAATTTGTACGGTTTTATCACTGATTGTCACATCCCATAATGCGCGTACCTGTTCGCGGTACCGGCTGCCACCTCTGGCCAATGCTTCATAGTACTGCTGCACTGCTACGGCCTGTCTTAAGTCGTTGATTGTTGTTGCTGTTACGTTGCTCAGGTCTGCCGCTATTCTTTCGCCTGCTTTTGCGCCGCTGCTGATATATCCCAAAACTGCACGCGCTTTTTCATCTGTATTATTGTAATTTTGGGTCATCATTTGAGTTACTGAATGGTGCAGGTACCCGGCTTCATTTGTCCAAGTTCCGTTGTTTTTAAGGTCTTGAATCGTTAATGGGTTGTCTTTTGCGTCTGCCCAATATATTGGTGCATTTCCGGTCATTGGCATCGTAATTTCCGGCCCACGCTGTGGGTAAGGCATACAGGATGTGAAGTAGTCGTGGTATTTGTTTACCGGAAGCAGATTCCCACCTAGTACTGCGTTTTGCAGGTCGGTTTCCAGTGTTTCCGTTTTTTCTGGCGTAAATTTGTATGTCACGTCTGCGTCGTCGCTTTTTAACACTGCCATGTTTTCCACGTTTTCATCTCTAAAAAATTCGTTCCAGATTTTGACATATGCCCTGATTGGTAATGCGTTGATGCTGAATGGTTTTTTGATTTTCGTAGGCACACCCATGTAGTCCAAAATGGACTTTTCATTAGGTGCCGGGTTTGGTGTTGACGCATTGATTTTAATCTGTGGTACTGCGTATTCCTTGGTAGGCATCCATGGTGTTTCTTCAACCTCACCCATGAAATGTCTGAAGTTATCCCACAAGATTCTGTTTGGCGTGTAGAAGTAGTAGAAATCAATGAATGCATCATCCATGACCGGATATTTCGGTGTGCTCATACGGATAATTGCCGTTGTGTCTACTTGGAAAGTGTCTCCCGGTAATACTTCGTCTACGAAAAATGGAATTAGTTTGCCGGAATCAAATGTGGTCAAGATAGTCTGGTCTCTGTTGAATCTTGTTCGGCTTGCGTGCATTTCCGGAATCTGAAGGAAATGTCTTTCATTATTTCTGTTCATTTGCTTCCTCCTTCTGCACCTTTTCTTGTGCGGCTTCCTGTGCCTTTTTCAGCTCTTCCAGCTTCATGGCTTTTACTTGTGCCGTTGCCATCATCTGGTGATACTCGTGTATGTTCTGTGGCCATCCGGTAATATCCGTGATAGGCGTTTCTTTCTTGGATAGTGCTCCCTGTGACAGACTTGCCATAAAGGCTGGATCGAAACTCGCTTTCTTCACGATGTTTTTGATGTCACATTCGTCCGAATAGCTTTCAATTTCTGCTTGCACGTCAATACTCTCGGTTTCCTGTAGGTACTCTTTGCCGTTCTTGTCCTTTGCCCAGATGTATTGTTTTCGTTCGTTTTTGCCCGGTTCAGAAAAGAGGGGCTTTCGCCCCTCCTCATATCGTTTATTCATTCGGTTTGCCCTCCCATACCTTTTCCTTGTCGTTCTGGAAGTTGCCCTGTTCGTCCTCGAAATCAGCCAGTTTGTAGCCGGTGTAGTCCTGCGGGCTCTGCCCGATGAAGGTCTTCTCGTCTTTTGCCATTACGTTGCACATGCGTGCAAAGGTCGCGTTGTTTTTGCTTTCGCCTACCCATGCATAGCACTTTGCTACGTTGTCCCAGATACCATAATAGGAATGAATCATTGTTTTTGTCCTTTCTTTACAGCCGGATGCCTCCGCGCATGGGCTTCTGACTCAGGTTGATAGTTTTAGTTTTTCGTGCGGTGACATTGAACATGCGTTTATCTTTTC